ATGTCTGTGATACATTGCCACCAATAGTTAATGAACCTCTACCAGAGCCAGTATTTAGCATTGTAGTTGTTAAAATACCCAAATTTCCTGATGAATCAAGTCTCATTCTTTCTCCAACATCTGTGCCTGAACGAGTAGTAAAAGCTATAGCACCTTGATTGTTTGTGTGAGATATGTTAAAAAACTTAATTTCTGCATTTTGGTCGCCATTGCCATCTCTATTTTGAATTGTAGTATAATTTCCATCTGTTGTATTAGTATTATTTAAATTAATTCCTTGTGGTGAAGCTATGCCTGTTGTTGTATTTGATGATGGACTCTTAATTGTTAATAAATCACTAAAGGTAAAAGAGGTTGCTCCAATTCCTACCCTGCCTGCAAAGGTTGCATTCTGTGATGAATCTATTGTTAGAGCAACATCTCCTGAATGTACACCAAATCGTAATAAATCAGCAGCACCACCATCATCTCCATATGTTCCTATAAAACTTCCATTAGCAAAATGTCCTATATTTAAATAACCATCTCCTGCTGTGCCTGTAGATAATTTAATTTGATTACTTGCTAAAGCCACTTCAACTTGTCCTGCAAAAGTCGCATTGTTACCAGAAATAGCAATAGGTGCATCTGTTAATGTATTAGCATCAGACCACATAACAACATCATTAGCTGTTCCACTTCCATCAACAACACCACCATCTGTTTCAATAATATTTCCACTAGAATCAACTGCTAGGTTTTTTGCAACTGTTCCTGTTTTATTTCCAGAACCATAAGCATTTAGCTTAATGCCACCACCACCAATAACTGTAAAATAATCAGATGCTAAACTTTCAGAATGTATTACAAATTGATTTGCGCTATCGCTAATATTAACACGCCAGTTTCCTTGACCTCCTATAAATTGTATTTTATTGCTTGTTCCATCTCCTAATCCGAAAATAGGTGAAGTAATTTTTGTAGTAATCGCTACTGTACTTGGTAAACCTACAGTAAGTGTTTGACCACTTGCTGATGTTTCTATTTCATTTGTAGTTCCTGCAATAGTAAAAGTTTGACTATCTAGGTCTACAGATCCAGTACCACTACCACCTGCAAAATCTAAATCTTGAGCTGTTACTTGTGTATCGACATAATCTTTAACAGCAGCACTTGTCGGTAATGTAGTATCATTATCATTTGAACCTATGCCCTCTGACTCTATTACAATAGCTGATGCTTTAAAATTATCAACTTCAATATTAGATACTGTATTATTATCTACATCTATTGTTTTATTAGTAAGTGTTTGTGAAGATGTAAGTTGTACAATATTACTATTAGTTATGCTTGCTATTTTTGTGGATGTACTGGCGTTACCAGTTAGTTCTCCAACAAAACTTGTTGATGTGATAGATGTAGCACCAGTTACAACTCCTGCATCAATAACAATAGTTCCATCTAATACGATTTGTTGTCCTGCTAAAGGTGTTATATTTAAGTCTGTACCTGCTGTACTCGATATAGTGTTGCCATCAATGTTTAAATTATCAACTTGAAGATCACCTGTTACAAGTACATTACCTGTTACATCTAATTCTTTGCCTGATGCTGCTGCACCTCCAATACCAACACCTGCTGTAGATAAAAATAAAATACTATTATTACCTGACCCATCGGTTATTTGTTGGGCAGTAGATGTAAGTATAGTATTAGCACTTGTCTTTAAGAGACCTACATATGTTACCGATATTTGTGTATTTGTTAATGTTGCCATTGACTTTTAAATATGTTATTAATTTTTCAATATTTTTTTTCTTTACTTTATACTTCATAATACCCAACCATTGAAAAGAGCATCTTTATCAGGATGTATATCATCATTTGAATTACTTGTATATTCTGGAAACAAGCTCTGATTGAAACTCATATAATCAATAAATCTTCTTGTATAGTATTCTGCAATATCTCTATGCTTTTGCACTAAATAATCTACTTCTTCTTTACTTACACTCTCTGCGTTTTCGCTTGTGTGTTTACTTATACCACCATTTTTTATTTGGTACGCTGCAAATGGCAAATAATCTACCATTGCAAAATGTATAAGCATTGGTTGTATATAATCATTTACAAGGTTTAGATAATTACCTGTAAGTGATGCACCTCCTGTACCTAATATATCTACACTTATTTTATTGTATAGATCAGTACCTAAATAGTTTCTGATGTGTATCTCTTGTGCAATTTTGACAAATCCAATAAATTTATCTACATCAACATTACCATCAATTATTGAATTTCTTTTTAGGTCTATTGGTTTTATAAATAATGCTGTTGCCATCTCTTAATTTTTAAATCCCATTTTATTCCAATATGCAGATGTATAACCTTTGTTAGGCATATTACGAGGTGCAATAGATACTTTTTTAGCATTTTTTTCAGGTCTGAAACCTTTTTTTATAGCAGATGTTGTACTTACTGTATCACCCAAAGATTTACTACCTTCTTTTCTTGCATATATTTTACGAGTCCATTGATGGGAACATCGACTACCTCCCTTATACAGCCAAATAGAATATGTATTAGCACCATCTTTTCCAAATCCTGCATTTACTACTTTATTATCCATTGCCTTTATATCTTCTTTACGATAAACCTTTTTTGCGTTCATCATCTTAATACAAAATTCTCTTGATCTACCTTTTTTAGTTTTATAAGCACCACTATAAGGTGTGTACATATATCTTACTAAAAAGATTGTATCTTCTTGACCTTTCTTTTTTGATTTACCATCTTGTTCACTATCCCTGTATGGTTTTGCACTACCTGTATTGGCAAGTTCTGTTTTTTCGTTTAACTCTGCTATCTTTTGATCCAATTCGTTTTCTGTTTCATAATCAACCTCAAACTCATCAATAACATCATAATCTTTTAAAAGTTCTTCTTCATCTTGCCCTAAATCTATTAAAGCGTTTGCAACATCATTATCTATGTACTTATCTAAATTACTTCCCAAATGTACACAACAAGCATCCTCGCTTAATTTAACACCTGTTTCTTCTTCTTTCGTTGCTTCATCCTCTACATTCTCTAGGTCTGTAAATTCAAGTGGTTGTAGGGTCTTAAAATAAAGTTTTAATGATATTTTATTGTAAGCTAATATTTGATCAAAAGCATCAATAAGTAAATGTTGGAAGGGTCTTATAACTGTATTGTCTAATAATATAGATGCAGTCTTTAGTTCATCTGCATTGTTTCCTAAACCTGATTGATCTTTTATACCAATAAGCATTGGACTTACTATTCTATGACTAACCATAATTTTTCTTGTGCTTTCTTCACTCAAGAATTGATATTGTTGGTGTGCATCCGATAACTGTACAGGATCAATACTCGCTGCTGTTTCTGCATTGTCGTTAAAAGCAAGAATGAATTTACCTGCATTACTGCTTCCAGAAAACTTTTGTGATATTCTTCTTTCTATCAATTCTCTTTCTTCTTCATTTGGCACACCATTGTTGAAATTTATAAGCATACTTGGAGACATACCATTCATTATATTATTTAAATGAAAATTACCTACTTCCTCCTCAAGCTCTGCATATTGTAATCCACCTTGATAATCTACTGGACTATAAAAAAAGAATCCTGCTCTATATGGTTTTATGTAAAGTATTTCTATTGCTTCTTTACTTTTACCAAATGATGGTATTCTTTTTAATTTGCTTGTAGGTTTATATTCAGACCAATCAGAAAAATAATAATAAGCATCAATCTCTCCTTTATCATTTGCTTTTTCTGCTCTTAATGTTTCTACTGGAAAATGCTCTATTTGTGCTATTGTCTTTCTGTCTTTTGAATAAATGACTTGTAAAGAACATTGACCCATTAGTTTTAAATCATAACATAATTTCCTTACACAATCATTATTAAATAAAGATATCATCTTTGCATATTGATCTGGTTTTTTATTGCTATCTGTAGCATCTAAACCTTTACCAAATATCATTGATGAGACTGCATTTATAATAGCATTGTTAGTCGGACTCCCATTATATCTATCTATAAGATATTTAAAGTAGTTGTTATCTTCACCATATCCTACCCACTCTTTATTCTTATATTCTACAACTTTTGGTGTTGTATAACTACTTAAATTTATAACTCTTAAATCGTTCATACTATTATGTAATCGTTATCGTGTGATCCTGTTGTTTCATCAAATGTAAACTCTCCATTATTAATATCGTAATAATTGTTGTTAGTTTGATTAACAGTTTGATCTGTACAAAATATTTTGTCTTTATATACAACTGCACTACCATTTAGTAATGTCAAATCATAATATCTACCCTCTTTTAAAACAGGACTTATAGTAGCCGATAATCTTTTAAAATTTACATTATCTGAAGCACTAACACTAGATGAAAACACTTCTTTGTTTTTACTTGTATCTCTTAATTTCATAGTATATGAAGATACAAATACTCTAGGAATAACATCTAAGTTCTGAGCAGAAGATGATGTACTTAATACTTTCATATTAATATATCGAAATAAATCAATGATTTTGTATAGGTATAAAAAAAAAGAGGGTATAAACCCTCTCGTTTTCAACTAAATTAATAATATATTAGTTTGGTGTTATCTGAGTACCCTCTGTAGCAGCATCCATAATAGATTGTGCAACAAATAATGGTGGGTTTTGCTCAGTTGACCCAAATGTTAGTGCATAACCGAAAAAATCGCCCATCCCTGCACCTGAATTAAATGTCCCACTTATTAATTCTGCACCATTCTTTTCTCCTACTAAAAAGAAATTACTGTTATAGTCAGAGACAATGATTTGTGGTCTTGAAACTGCTAATAATTTAATTTCTTCTGATGTTTCTTTTTCTTGAAAAGTTAAGTTCAATACTAAACTTGATTCATAAAAAGTAGTACCATTCTCTCTTGAAGATGTTACTGTTGTGTCTAATGTTGAATTACCTTTAACATCAAACTTCATTAGTGTTGGACTTCCAGAAATAGCAGTTACTTCTCCACCTGATGTTGTCAATCCACCAAGACCTCCAAAATCTACAAAGAATACTGCTTTAATTCCACCTACACCTGTTTTACAAGGTAAACCTCTTCCTTTTGTTAAGTTACAAGCCATAATTTTTAATTTTTATAAAAAAAGGTAAGTAGGCATATACCCCACCTACCTTTCTTATGTTAAACAATATTAAGAGTATAATACGATATCTGATCCTATTCCGTGCTGTACTCCTGCACTTCCTCTTAAAACAACTCTTACATTTTGACTTCCATCAATATCTGCCATATCAATTAACTTAACTTCTTGCCAGTCATTTAATAGACCTGTTCCGAAGAATAAATTAGAAGATTCTGCAGCAACCATTTTATCATTTCCTAAACCAGGAGCAGTAAATAATGGAATACCTTGAAAGTTCATCTCTGTTTTACCAACATTGTAAAGCTCTCTATATCCTAAAGCAGCTTGTGCTTGAATATAAAATTTAGCAGCACTTGTTGGAATATAGATTTTTACATCTTCTTTACCATAAACTGCACTAGGAATAGCATCTACTACTTTTCCTAATTCTGCAATTATATTTGTAGCCGAAAGTGTTGTGCCTGTTACATCAACAACATCTCCATCTGCTGCAAGTAGTGCTTGGAATCCGTTAAATTCTCCTGCGTTAGCAGTTGCACCTTGCCAAATATTTTGCTCTGTTTTTTGAGCAACTTTAGCAGCAACTTGTGCAATTAAGAAATCAGAGAATTTTTTAGGAAGATTATCGTATTGACTAAATCCCATTGACTGAGCATCCCAGTCTTGTCTGAAATCTTTTTTACATAGTTGTAAGTTTACTTGAAACTCCTCTGGTTGTAAAATTCTTTCTGTTAATGTTACATTTGAAGTTGGATCAAAGTCACAAGAAGCATCTTTTAAAATACTGTCAAGTGCAAGTTTTTTGATAACTTCTTTAAATTTGATGTTAGGTTTTATTGAAACCCCACCTTGTGATAGTGTAACTCCACTCAATAGAGCTGCAGCGATATATTCACCTGCGAACTCTCCTGCGTAAGTAGTAGTTATACTTGTTGTAGTAGCCATATCTTTTTTATTTATTTAATTATTATAATTCACCAACTGTTATTGAAGAAGCAGCGTTACCATTTCCACTTAGAAAGTAGCTAGTTCCATCAGAATGTATTTCGATGTGGTCACCTATACTTTCTGCATCATCTTCAAATGTTACTCTATCTACTGCATCAGCTTCAACGATTGCTCCGTTTACAATTACTCCACCATTAATAGTATCTCTATTGTCTGATGGTGATTGTACTACGAAGTCTGTTGAAAATGCGCCTGATACAATAAATTTTGCTTTCCACCCTGCACTTGGCGAAGGTAGTGTTACTGTATATCCTGTTCCAGAAATTTTAAATACCTTTCCAGAGTCCGATAGATTTAATGATCCTGATGCTGAAATTAATTCATAGTCATCAAAAATTCTCATTACATCATCGCTTATGTGTGTTAATACTGCCATAATTTTATTTATTTATTTATTAAAGTTTCCATTACTCTATCTAGAGTTGATAATTTTCTGTTTTGTGCAAACTTAAATTTGTGTTCAAACTTGCCTTGTTCTGGTGTGTGTTTTAATGGTTCGGCAGCAGGTTTGGATAACTCCTCTTTAAGAGCTTCTTTTTCTTCTGCTTCACTATTTAACACCTCTGTAACTGCTAAAGATACTTTCTCTTGAACATCAGATGACATTTCCTCTTTGTCGTTAGGTTTCATCATTTTTTCAACCATATCTTTAAGCTCATCCATTTCTTTACGAAACTCTTGCTTAGTTACATACTGCATTTCTTCTTTGTCCTCTTCTTCTTCTTCTTCCTCTTGTGCTTTAATTTCTTTAATCACACCTTCTTCTTCGACAACAAGAACTCTTGCATCTTCTAGTTCATAACTTCCGACAGGCAATGATACTTTCTCATCCTCTGTACGAATAAAAACCTCTTTACCTGATTCAAAAGCATCTGCTTCTAAAACAGTTCCATTCTCTAATTTAAGTTCTGCCAACTGTACATCAGATAGCTCGACTCCTAATAGATTTTTTACTTGATTTAACATTTCTGTAGCTTTCATAATTATATATCGCTTTTTAAAATTTATTTTGCATTTTTAACTTGATCTTACAACACCATTTATATTTGCATTGCTTCCACCCTTCAACGCACCAATGCCTTGTGCGTGTAATTCTCCAGTACAACATTCTATTTCGTATGTTAATTTATCTTTACAAAGACAACCCCTTCTTCCACCTTTTGGACTTGTATAGCTTGGTAGTTTCATTTTTTATTACTTTTTGGATGTCCTTTTGGTAACAGATCAAAGTCTCCTGTATATTTAGGGTTTTGTGGTCTGCCATTTCTTACTAAGTATAAATACGCATTCACTCGTGCCTGAGCCCAAGCAGATGGAGATTTAATTCTTGGACTATGTGATGTATTGAACGCACCTAGTCCTCTTTGAAATACTGCTTTTAATTGTCCTACTGTAACACCATATCCTAGTTTATCTTTGTATCTTTCATTAAAGTCATCACTTTTTTTTTGTAATGATGATAAATCTTTTTCTGATACCTTTGCACCTCTACTTGTAGAAGCATCTCCCTTAGCAGTACCCTCTCCTTTAGGTTTAGGGTTTGGTGTACCTGACTTTGGTGCTTTAGGACTTTTTCTAATACCCCCTCTTTCACCTATCTCTGCCATCTTAACACACTTGTGTTTCTGATAATCTTTTTTATATCCTTTTGGACATTTGTATTTTTTAAATTCTTCTACACTTAGTGCGTGTTGTTTACAGGGCATATACCAAGTCATATCCTCAAACTCGTGTTTGTGTATGCCATCACAACCAATATCCTTAGCTATCTTTTCTGCCATCTCTTTTGATGCGTATGCAAGTCTATCTAATATTATTGCAAAGTCATCATTTACTTTTTGACTATACAAATCAAGTTTACCTAATTCTTTAAGTTTTTTTTGTGCATATCTTTTACCCGCGAGACCTCCCCATAATAAATATGAGATTGTACCACACGCTTCTTTATCTTCTGGTTTATAATATTCTTCTGCTCTAGATAAGAAAGAATACATACGAGATATAGTCTGTTCGCTTATTGCTTTACCTTGTGCTAGTTGTTGCGCCCTAATTTTGCCAACATCTGTAGCACATTTATTCTTTACTTTTTTATTTAACTCAATACCCTTCTTTGCATTATTCTTTACTGCATCTGGGTAATCACTAAAACTTTCAAATATTAATCTTTTACCTTGTTTGTATCTTTTATCATTTCTTATTATACCTTTTACTTGTGATAATAATTCTTGTGCTTCTTCCTCCTCTATATTTGCTAGGTCATTTATGGTTTGATCTTTTGGTCTTTCTGCTTTATCTGCAAAGTATCCTTCTATGGAAAATCCTTTTACCTTGCCTGTCTTAACAAACTCTTCCCATATCTGATCGTTGTTTACTTTTACTGCACCAACCCAAGTGCCTACTGGATATTCAAGACCATATAATGCAGTCTTGTCTTTTTTTGTATCCTCTACTATCCAACTCTCTACAAGAGTAAGACCCTTTAAAGTGTGTTGGTGTTCTAATGTAGAATTGTTTTGGTTACCTTTTTGTAAATATATTTGTGATGCTTTACGAACTGTATCTCTTGAAAAATAAATATAGTATTCCTCATCTCCACTCTTTCTGTAAATAGGTTTGTTAGGAACTAATAATGCACCTAATAATATTTTTTTTTCTTTATCAACCTCTTTAAGTGCAAGTATCTCGCCTTTAAGTGCAATAAAATCTTCTTCTATTGCAGGATTCTCTACTATGCTTATTGCTTCGATACCTGCTAAATCTTCGTTATCATCTAAGATCAATTCAACTATCTTCATAATTATATATCGTTTAAATTAATTGTTTTTGTCTATCCCAATGAACTTTCTTGTATGATGTTTCTATCTAAACCTTGTGCAGTTGATACATCCCCTGCAACTACAAACGCCTTTACTGGTTTTTGTGTCACATCTGCTAAACTTTGCGCTAATTGATTTTCAGGATTTGCACCTACAATATTAAATGATGGTGCTTGTGGTGTTGGTATTGATACACCTCTACCACCTGATGATCCACTAGTTAAGCCCGATGGTGGTTCTGGTGTTTGTGTTGATAAAATAGTTTTAACATTTGCAAGACCAGATGCAATTACTCCTGCTGCTGCTACTGCACCAAAAATACCACCTTGAGCAAGTGCTTTGTTTGCACCTGCAAAAGTGTCAATTACTGCTTGTGCTACTGCTATGCCTTTTCCAAATTTACTATTCTCTCCTGCTAATTTTGCAATACCACCTAAAGCACCTGATATTATAGCAAGTTTTTGCTCTTGTGTGAGTTTTGTTGTTTTTACTTCATCATTTGCTATTTTTTTATTGAATTGTGCAAGTTTGTCATTTTTTGCTTTTTCTAAATTTGTAGTATCTATATTGTTTTTTTGAGCAAGAGCAATTAAATTATCATAATGTGCAGTAACTTTCTCTATCTCTAATGCTCTTTTTTCATCTTCACCTACTGCTTCTGCATCCCTTATTTGTTTTTTAAGTTCAGTTAGTTGTTTTTCTGCTGCTAATTCTGCATCTCTTGCTTCTTTATCTTTTGCTGCTTTTTCAGTATCTATTCTTTTCTGTTCTGCATCGGCTTCAGCTTGTATTCTTTTTCTTTCTGATTCTGCTTCTCTAAGATTGGTAGTTATTTCAGCAGTTAATGTTTTTTGTTTTTTCAATCTTGATGATTCGAGGTCAATCAATCTTGCTTCAAGTTGTGCTTGTTCATCTAAGTCAGCTTTTGTAGATTTACTTAACTCATTTTCTGTTTTTTTAGTTTCAAATCTTATTCTTGCTGCTTCTATTTCTTTGAGTGTAATTTCTTCTTCAATTCTACCTGCTTCTGTTAAAGCTGCAATTCTATCTTCAATACTAACATTTTCTTTATCTGCTGCTTTTTCTCTAAGCTCATTAAATTTTCTTGTAGCTTCTGCTCTTTCAGTAATTAATTTTCTTTCAAGTAAATCTGCTTTTGCTCTTCTATCTGCTAGTTCTCCTGCTGTTTCTATTTCTTTTCTAGTTTCTTCACCAAAGTTTTTAATACCATCTGTAACATCTTTTAATGCTTCTTTTGCATCTTTAAAATTACCTGTGAAAACATTAATAATAGCACTACCAAAATCAGAAAGTATATCAGTAACATTACCGATTACAACGCTTATTTGTGTAAAGAATTTTCTGAATTTATTTTGACCTTCTTCTGATGCAGTAAATGCAGTTGCAACAGATGTTATTGCAATTACCAACGCACCTAAACCTGTTGCTATAATAGCAGTCCTCAATAATTTAAAACCTGCTGATGCTTTGCCAATACTTCCTGTAAGACCTGTTACTCCACTTATTAAACCTCCTGTTTGTCTATCTAATATTCCAATGACACCTGAATAGTCAGCAGATACTTTGTTGGCATCTTTTATAACTTGATTGTTTACCCTTCTTTCTTTTACAATTTCTTTAACACTTTTTTTCTCGCGATCTAATCTACTTTTTGTTTGTTGTATTTGTTTATTTAATTTTACTCTTGCGTTTATAGATTTATCTGACATATCAGTATACTTGCTCTGAGTCTTAGTCAAATCTGCAATTTCTTGCTCTAATTCTTCAATTAAATTTTTTGAAGAATCAAGACTTTTATTAAGTTCCTTATTGTTTATTTTAACATTTACTATTACATCTTTAGCCATTTTATTTCATCTTTAATTTGTTTGACTGTTTGTTTAAAAGTTTTAGGTAATTCATATTTACCTTGTGCGATTCTAATGTTTTCAGTTTCGCCATTTGCATATTCTAATAATTCTAATATCCCTTGTATCATTATGTAATCGTATTTATTTTAGATAATAATTCTAAACTACTTTCTCCTGTTTGTAGGTTTGTAGTTATTTTATTTATAATAAACTCAGTATTATTTATAACAATAGTATCTGATAATTTATATTTAAGTAAAAACTTTTGTGGTAATAATGCTTTGTATTTTTTTAATCTTCTCTTATATGTAAATACATCTCTTATATATTGCTTGTAAAAGTTTTCAAATAATGTAGATGTTTCTGGTGTATCATTAAAAGGATCTTCTTCAATACTAAAATGTAATGTTTGTCCTGATGTTAATGTTGTAAAGGTTGTAGTTATGTTAGATTCATTTGTAACTGCCGATGTTCTTTGTAAACTTCCAGTAACTAAAGGATTAACTGTTGTAGAACTATCTGGACTAACCGACACAGTTACATCTGCAAAATTAGTTGGATTTAAATATTTAAAAGTAACAGCAGTTGATTCACTTGCATTTACTGCTATAACTACACTTTGTGTTCCTGATCTTATATTACTTGGTCTATTATATGTTGTTATCGTATCAGGCGTTCCTGTTCCATTACCATCTATCATTTGTATTCCTGCAGTTGCAGTTGATTCATTGAAAAATAATAAAGGTTTATTTATTGTTGGATTTTGGTCGCTATCTACAAAGAAACCATAACCTATTTTTGTAAAATCACTACCATTTACATTTCTTAATCTTTCAAAAAACATTTTTTCAAATGGTAATGTTATACGATAATCTCTACCACGATTTAATCTTGGGTCTCTACCACTATTACCAATACCACTTGCCTTAACACTTCCTAATTGTCTGTTGTTTAGTTTCTCAAAATAAAATGCACCGAATGTTTTAGGGTCTGCAAACTTAAACTCTATATCATTAAATGGCACACTAAAATTACTTTCACTTTGTGTTGTGTCTATAAACTCTGTTATTTCTTGATTTGTACCACTAGCATAAAAAGAATCTAAAGTCTTTACTACCACTTTACCATAGTCATCACTAGCTATATCGCTTTCAATAAACGCTGTAAGATTAAATGTTTTAAACACTCCTGTTAAAAATTCAAGTATACCAATATTTGGGATATTGTTTTGGACATAAATTGTTTCTACTAAACTATCAGGTTCTACTACACCTGCTTGTACTGTTGCAGTAAAATTATCTGCATTATTTGATTGTCCACTAGCAACTCTAGTAAATGTAAGTTCGTATGTAAGAACTAAACTTGTTTCTGTCGTTTCAATTACAAACTCTACATTATGTTGCATTAATGGTTGTGTAAAACCTGCATCACCCTCAAACAAATGTTGTAATCTAATAAATCCAGTTTGTGAATATGTCGCTGCTGCAATTATTTCTCCCGTTCCTGCTCTTCTTAATTTTGCTGTAAACTTTTTACTTGAGGTTTGGGGTGTGATCTTCCAATTAATTTGCATAGTCTCGATAACACCTACTTGACTTTCTAGTCTTTGTGTTACAAATCTAAATATACCCCCATCAAAGGTTGGTGCAAAATTACTTGTAGGTAACAAAGAAAAGAACTCTAGTGTCGTACCTTGTGTAGCTGTAAAACTTTGTATTTGGTTTAGTATAATATTAGATACATTCGATTCGTTGCTAGGTGTAATTCCTATCTCCCCTTTGTTTCTATGTAGCCACATATACAGATCTGCAAACATTCCTGTTTCTTTAAAAAAGTCATCACTAAATTGTAAACCTATTGTAGGGTCTTGTGCAATAACATTAATAATATCTATAACTCTTAGTGCAGGTTTTAAATCATTAAAAGTAAAACCCATTGTGCTTCCTAATCTTTCATTTGCAGTTCCTGCACCACTTGTAGATTGACTACCACTTGCATATAAGTTTCTAGTTCTGTTTGATCTTTCTTGTGATGTCAACACACCCCCATTACTACTATCATATATAAATCTATCTGTATGTGATATCAAAGGATATATAATATGTGCTTTAGTAGTTGATTGACCATTTAAGACATTTACAAAACTTTGTACACCTTGTTTTACAGTTGCTACATTATAACTATGGTCAAACTGAGAGAAGTCTAGTTCTGATAATTTTTTATCTTTTATTTTATCTTTTAATGTTACAGTCTCTCCAAAGAATGTTATGTTGTATGATTCTGGTTGATTGTTTTTTAATTTAACACCATTTAAAACTATATAACCATTTCTAAAGTTTTTATAGTTAAGCTCTAGTATAGCCCTTAGTTTTGTGTTTGCATTAAATATAGAATCTGCAATTAAGTTTTCTTCAATGTCTGTCCTATAATAATGCCTGAATAATAAATTATTTTTACTACTCGCAGGTAAACTAAAGGACTTACTAAAATCGGTAAACACCTTTTCTATATCTCTTATGTCTTGTATAGTTTGTGTTAATGATACCTGTTCATCTTCAAATAAATCTAGTCTTTGATAATCAATATCTGTAATTAAATTTATTTCATTCCATAATCTAAAACCATTCTCCCAGTTTATAGCTGTTGTATTCCACAAATCTGGATCAGGTTGTGGGTTGTCTATCTTTATGTCTGGTATTAATAGACCTAGCTCGTTCATTATCTTATAGTATTTATTTTATCAAAAGCAAAATTAAAAGTCATAGTGTAGTTTGCGACCCTATCATTTAAAGATGTTTTAAACTGTACGCTTTTATCTTGTGGTATAACTGGCAAGTATTGATTATCTTTAAATAACCAACATCTTTTAGTAAATAGTATTTCTTCTATTACTTGATTATAACTATCATTTACATATCCTGTATTTAATACAATAGTTTCTCTGCTATTTATATTTCTGTTTTTATATTGATGTGCATTTATCGAATAGGTTGCACCTGTTGTTAAAGTATTTGTTTTAAATTCTTCTCTTTGTACATTTACACTTTCTGTTGATTTTAAAAAGAAATTTACTTTTTGTAATGCGCCTGATTTATTTACAAACACTAATGGAAGATTAGTAAACTTATTGCAGTCTTGTTCTTCTATTGTTATTGTTTCTGTTGATCCCCCTGTTACTATATCCACACTTGTTAATGTCGCAGTTGTACTTGTTGCGTATGCTATTGCGTTGTTAGAATTTGATACACCTGTTGGTACTGTTACAGTTGATACTGTTGATCCACCATTTTTAAAGTTTACTGTTGTTGCACCTGATAAAGTATCACTACCAGAATTAACACTTAGGTTAGCTAATACAGGTATATATATTACTTCTTGTGTTTCTCTGAATATTGTAGAATTACTAATCAATGTTTTTACACTTCCTTTATGTCTTGTAAGGTTTTGAGTTGTCGCACTATTTGTTGTTTGTGTTATGTCAAATCCTTCTTCAAAATATCCCACTCCATCAAATGCTAACATAATTGATGATATTGCATCTTGTGCTGTTCCTGAACTATTAAATGGTGTTGCTGTTGTTTGTACCCATACATTTACACCATTACTACCAAAAGTACCACTAAAGCTATATGCGATATAATCTTTTATTAATTCTCCTATTTCAAATATCACATAGTTGTTATTTCCTACTTCATTTTTTATGAGTTCGTAAGTAGTTGTTGGACTTGCGTTGAAAGCACCACTATATATTGCTATTGTTAGTTTGCAACTTGCTAGGTTTGAGTTTTCTACTTTTAAGTAAACAGGACTATTTATATTTATTTTTTCTATTGCCATTATAATTCTTTTTCAAAGTCATTTACAAATGATGCTATTAATTCTGGTGGTAATGTTTCAAATCTTTTCTCAAATGGTTTTGTAAAAAACAAACTAGGTTTTATACCTTGTTCAAAAATAGATTTAGCTATTACATAATTAAGACCTTTTCTTGTTGTAAATCTACCACTTGCTTGTCTTGGTGCTATACCTTTTCGCACACTCCATTTATCAAAAGAAGAACTAGGTGGTCTTTTATTTGTGTATTTGAATGGAGTATCATATTTTTTCTTTGTACCACTTACACCCTGATCTTGGTAAGCTCCATACTCTTCCATTATAAACTGTAATATAAAACCTGTATTATCAGATAATATATCGTAATCTAATGATTCGTAAAGTTTCTTACTTACATTTTTTTTACCTTTTGTTAAATTACTTCTTGATTGCTGTATAACATATTTAGCAAAACTGTTAAGTGCCTTTTTTGTTTCTTGTAATTCCATTAGCAAATACTTATATCGTTTTGTATTAATATATCCATCGTACACGCCCAGCCACCTAATCTGTTTTCAAACCTTTCATAAAATGGTTCGCATACAGGATCACCTTCTAATTGGTATTTAGATGTATATAATGAACCTCTACGCAATAAATGTATAATCTTGTTTATTACTGCAAGTTGTGTATTTAGTACATCTTGTTCATTATCATTACCTACAAAAATATCTGTTGTTTCATCTTTATATTCATTTACAACATCCATAGACATTAAAGTAATATTAAACACTAGAGCTTGTTCTTGAGCTGTGACAGTATTCACTATTATATGTGCTAATGGGAATATTGTTTGTTTTGATAAATCTATTTCTGTAATATCTCCTGTTGTAACTGTATTTACATTTGGATCAAGCAACAAGTTTGTTTTGATTGTATCTGTTAGTTGGTAAAATCCTCTTATTCCCTGACTCATTTGTATTTACTTTTTATTTGTTTAGCTTCTAATTCGTTTTTCTCTTTCATAAATGTTAGCATTATTAAACATTGATGCACATTTAATTTAGTGATATTTTCAACTCTTGTAATATCGTATTGACTGAGGAAGTAAATTTGTCCAAGCCATCCATATTTTTCATTAAATCCTGTAACTGCTGAGAGGGTACTCCCTTCTTCTCCTGAAAATAAGACATCATAACTTTTGATAAGTCTATCCCTAAACGATAAAAAAAAAGCATACTACCAAATACTATATCAAGTGGTATGTCTTTCATAACATCTTGTGTGTTGCCTGTATATTTTTCTATATTATATTTGTTGCCTAATGATGATTTAATTGGTCTATACAGTACAGCCATTGCTTTATGCATATCACCCCAGTTAGATATATAAGTATCTAAATCTATATACTCTCCTAAACTCATTTCATCTAAGTTTGGTATAAAACCATAGTCTATACCATTCAAAGTAAATCTTTTTTTTAATTGTGGTTTTTGTTCAAATAAATTACCAAGTATGCTAGTAATTTTGGTTACATCTCTGAGTTTCATTCTGAAAGAATCTTTATGAGGAATATGACAAAATATCTCTATCATCTTTGTTGCTAAAAAACCTTCATCTTGATTATCTTCTTGGATTTTAAAATACTTTTGGTATTGAGATAATTTAATTTCTGAAAGCTCAGTAGGTACAGTTAATTTAATCTTCATATATATATATCGAAATTAAATCTCAATTTTAGACAAAAAAAAAGGAGGGCGATTAAACCCTCCTACACAACTAATCAAAAAACTTTGAAAACCTTACTTGATTTTCTCACTAAAAGGTTTCTTTGGAAAAACCTTGCTTGTTATAAAGTTAAAATATTTTTCTTTACTTACAAATTTTTTTGTTACTGGATGTAAATATAATTTTTTCATTATGTTTTGTTTTAAATTAATTTAGTGTATTTTAAATTACCCTCTGATCCTTGTGGAAAAAAAGGTGATGGTTTTCTAGCTGTTGAAGATAATGTAGTATATACATCTGATCCCCATTGTACAGGTTCGTGTTTTATTTTGACACCTATAAATTCTTCATCTTCAAAAATATCTGTTATTACACCATATACTTCTTCTCCTGTATTTACACATTTAACTTTTTTACCTATTAAATTTTTGTTTATTTCGTTTGCTTTCATTGTTTTGTTTTTAATTATACTCAAATATAATACTTTTTTTTTAATTAACAAAATTTAATAACTTTTTTTATCTAATTGCATATCTACCCCTGTTGGGGTTTTCTAATTGCATCATTAAAGCATATCGAGCTGCATCTATACAATCAGGGTGTATGCCTGTTGGTTTTTGAATATTGTTTCCCTCTTTGTCTTTATCCCATACATATCCTTGTAATTCTCTTATAAGATTCTTGGATGTTGATGTTATGTATATTTCGTTTTGGTTTATAAGATTGATTCCATATATAACCGAATCTCTACCTTTTGTTACAGGAAATATTTTATGACCATAACTTCGTATCTCGTGAATACTCTTTGGTTCGGCTGAATCGGCAAAAACTGGTTCTAATACTCTTTTGTCTGTTAAAAATCTACTGATGTCTCTATTGAGCATACCCTTTCTACAAAGTAATTCATCAAATATATATGCGTTATTCCATTTGTATAATCTAATGTAAGTAGAATTATCTACGGAATATCCAAAATCCAA